CCTGTTTTATCATTACTTGCTGTAGTAAACTTTTAGTCATTATATTCCTTTGTTTATATAAGTATACACTATCTGGTGATATATTTTAGTGCTGATACTAAATTGTTTACTGATTCTGCTGCAGTATAATAAATGTTTTTCTTTCCCCTGTTACTTTTGTCAACATTTGCCATCCAAGTTGCTTTTAGTGCTAGTTTAGCAGCAATAGCCTGAAGCCTAACAATTTCTAATGTTGCTACCTGAATTGGGATATCTGGTTTAATTATAAGTTTGGCAATCATAGTGAGCGCAGTTGTAAGATCTTCATCCTGCATATATTCTGCTATTTCTGACAAATCGTTAAGTTGTTCCAATGTTGTTGTACTTGATTCCATTTTTTTCCAATCGTTTTAATTATTTAACTGATTTAATTTATCTAAATCTTTGTTATATATATTCCATGCATTCTGTAATCTTTTGTTATTCATTAAATCTTGAATGTATTCTTGTCTTTTTTCATAATTATCATTTGGATCAATAGGATTTAGTTTATTTGTAAATCTATAGGTATCTAAAGGACAATAATCAAAACTAATAATTTCAACAAACTCTCCATCTTTCCATTTTCTTGGTGGTCTCCAATGTACTTGATTAACAGCAGCAAACAGTGCTGCATCATTAGTTTTTAAACTAACTGTTTCATAGTTATATGGTGTTGATTCTATTATTAAATCCCAATCAATATTGCCACCTATCTGTATATTAAATGTAACTAAGTTTTCATCTCCATCAATATGTGGAGAAAGCATTGGAACATTTTTTCCATTTCCATGTTTTAAATTATACTCAATATAAGTATAGTGACATAATTTAATGTCATCGGTATAAACTTCTTTTACATAAGAATCCATAACATCTATAATATCCTGTGGACATTCAAATTCTGTTAATAATCTTGACATATGAACAACTTTTTTAGGTGCAAATCTATTTGTTCGACAGGTATATTCTTCTTGATCTCCTGGAACCTTTGTATATACCTCTGAATCTAAATATTTCATACAAGAATTTATTTCATCTCTTAGTCTTTGGAGTTGGTCTTGAGTAAATGGATTAGATATGTATATTGGCAAGGGTTTTTTATATTTTTCAAAACCAGTTAAATATTTCCACATTTTTGCTGTTTCTTTAACTTGAACGTTATTAGTATCCATATTTATATTATACACTATCTACAAGTTGTTCAAGTATTGCTAATTCAATTATTGCAAGTCTGATTTTATTTGTACCCTCGCCAACAACTACAACAATGGCTGGATCATTATTATTTTTAATAGCATCAGTAGTTGCTTTAGCCCAAACCTTCTGATTAAGAGTAAAAGATTTTCCAACTTCTTTAAAATCTACTGTAAAATTTTTCCAAGTAGCATCACCCTTGTGAGTGTTCCTGCCACTATTTTTATGTTGTTTTGCACCTAACCTTTTAGACTCTGATCTTTCACTCATTCTCATAATCCTTTTTGTTTTTGGGAACTAATGATACTTTAGAAATATGTTTTTTAGAACACATCCATGTCATATCCTTAGTTTCAGACCATAGCCTACAAATTAAAACTTCTTCATTACACTTTTGACAATAAAACTTTCCGTTATATGTAGAAAAAGGATTAAGCACTTTCTACCTTTAACCTTAACTGTTTTTGTAGTTCTAAGTCTTGTGTTACTTTTTCAATAAATGCATCTCTACCCTGAACTTTTGTACCATCATCAAGTTGATACCAAGCCCCAGTTCTGTTTACCATACCCATTTGTTCTGCTGTGTCAACAAGATCACCTATTTTATCAATACCAAGAGCATCACCTCTAAAGTAAAAATCATACTCTCCAGACTGAAAACCAGGAGAAGTTTTAGAAAACTGTAACTCCCATCTAATTTTTCTACCAATCTTTTCTTCAATAAGTTTATCTCCTACTTTAATTTTTCCTTTGATTGCCTGATTATCAGATTCCGATGAAAATAACTTAATAACACATGAGGAATAAAACTTAGTAGCCTGACCACCAGAAGGCTGCTGACTAGTATACATAGCATTAATGTTATTACGAGACTGAGAAATAAGAACAAGCAAAGTAGGCTTGACTTTATTATTAGCATAATTAAGCATTTTCCAAGCGTTGCTAAAGTCACGGGATTCTGCTCCAATCTGTTTTGTATTTTCTAAAGCCTTCATATCATCTGTATCTTTTTCAAAATAAATAGCAGGAAGCATTGATGTAATACTATCAATGACAATTAAATCAACTCCAGCATTAATGAGTCCAACCCCAACGTCCACCATATCACTAATAGTTCTTGCTTGTGAGTAGATTAGTTTTTTAGGATCTACTCCAAGTTTAATCGCCCAGTCTTCTGAATATGACATCTCAGAATCAATCCATGCACATACTTTGCCTTCTGCTTGTGCCATAGCAATCATTTGTAGGCACATAGAAGACTTTGCACTTGACTTGCTACCCCAGATCAAAACTTGTCTTCCATATGGCAGGCCACCACCTAAAGCCTTATTAAGGCCATAACTAGGTGTGGGCTGGTATTCAAAATTAATTCCTTCTCCAGTTCCTAAACGTTTTCTAAGTTTAGGATCTAATAATGCTAAAACATCTTCTACGCTAACTGACATGTACATCCTCCAAAGTTCTAGTCCCGTCTTTTGTTTTTCCAAAATCAAATTTATAAGTACTTCCTTCTTTAATATGCATATAGGCTTTTGCAAAAGATGTTGGAAACACTGTTATAGAATGTAAGTCTCTTGATGAATCTGCCAATGTTAATAATGCCATCTTCTTTCCAGCCTTTGTTGTTCTTGGTTTAAAGGATACCACAAACATCTCTTCTTCTGAAAATGGCAGTTGTTTATAATTTAAAAATCTAACCAACGCATTTGGTGAAGTTTTAATTTCATCTACTGGAATTGCAGAAACAATTCTATTATCTGATGCTAATAGTAAATATGTTTTACCAATTTCAATAGTAGTATTCTCATCATCAAATATTCCAATTGACCCCGTCTTATCTAGAACATCAACACGAGACCAACCAGTTCCTCTTTTAATTGATTTAATCATTCCCATTAAAATAAAAGATCCTTTTTCTTCAAAATCTTCTGTTGACTGAATAAAAGCATGATACTGTGTTGGAACAGTCATATTAAATTCTGGCAAATTTAAATATTCGTATAAATTTTCTTTAATTTCTTGATCATTTCTAGGATTATCTTTAAAAGTTGCAGCACCAGTAATTCTTAATGATTGTAATGCTCTACTGTTTACTCCATTTCCTTTTGTAAAAGTAAATTCTTCAAGTTCTTTGTATGAACTAAATGGTCGTGCTTGTATATATCTTTCTGCAATTTTATCAGATATGTACTTGATAGAACTAAGCCCAAACCTAATACCCTTACCCTCAATCTTAAAATCCATATCCGAATCGTTAATGTGAGGTAGTTTAATGCTAATCCCCATTCTTTTTGCTTCAATAAGATATTCAGTTCTTCCATCTTTATCCTTTTCATTTTTAAGTAATGCAAACATAAACTCAAGTGGATAATAATATTTTAACCATGCTGTCCAATAAGACAATGTTGAATATGCTACTGCGTGTGATTTGTTGAACGAGTATCCAGCATGCGCTTCAAAATCATGCCAGAGATCTTTCGCCTGATTAGGAGAAACAAACCTAGAAGCACCAGTAACGAACTTATCTTTAAAAACATCAAACTCCCTCGCATCCTTTTTCTTACCAATAATTTTACGAACTTTATCGGCTTCTGCCATAGTCATTCCGCCAAGTTCAACACAGGCTTGCATAACTTGCTCTTGATACAAAATACAACCATATGTATCTTCTGTAATTGGTTTCATAACTTTATTTAAATAATCAATATTTTGCTTACCATGTTTTCTTGCAATATAATCTTTACCAATTGTATTCATTGCTCCTGGTCGAACAAGTGCATTTGATGCTGCAAGTTCATTTAAATTTTTTACACCCATCTTAACAAGTAAATTAGTATATGGTGCAGCCTCACACTGAAAAACACCTTTAGTATATCCATCTGAAATCATTTCATAAACTTTAGGATCTTCTAAATCAATCTCTAGTAAATTGATTTTTTTGTAATGATTTTTTTCAATCTCTGCAATGGCATCTTGTATAACACTAAGAGTTTTTAATCCAAGTGCATCAATCTTAATTAATCCAATTCTTTCTGCTTCTTCCATATCAACACCAACAACTGGAATTCTTTCATCAGATCCTGGAGATGATCGTGTTTCTAAAGGTGCATACCTAAAAATTGGATTCTTACTTGTTACAACTCCTGCAGCATGAATTCCAGTTCCACGAATACGTCCTCGCAACTGATCTCCATAAATTTCTACTTCTGGATACTTTTCTCTAAACCATAATGTTGTTTTTGAATAACAGTATTCATCCCAAGTATCAACAAGTTTTAATACTTTATTAACATCAGAAAGAGGTATGTCTAATACACGAGCAACATCTCTAACTACACCCTTATCTTTAAATGATAAAAAAGTAGCAATAGAAGCAACGTGTCTATATTGTCTAACCAAATAATCTTTTACTTCTTCACGACGAGTATCTTGAATATCTGTATCAATATCTGGAAAATCATTTCGTTCTGGATTAATAAATCGAAAGAATAAAAGTCCATATTTGATCGGATCAATATCAGTAATTCCAAGTGTGAAACAGACTAAAGATCCAGCAGATGATCCACGACCTGGACCAACCATAATGCCTTCTTTTTTGGCCCAAGCAATCATACTTTGAACAACTAGAAAGTATGGTGCAAACTTTTTATTCTTAATAATTTCTAACTCTTCATGTAGTCTGTCAACATACTCTTTATTATTTTGCAAACCTTTAAGTTCTAGTCCCTCAAATGCAATTTTTTTTAATTCATTATCTGGACTTTTATATTGAACTGGAAGTAGATCAAGTCCATCTTGAATATCATAGTCTTCCACTGTATCTGCTAATAGTAATGTATTTGAATATATGTCTGGTCTATCTATCCCCTGTTTTTCCATTGCCAACTTAATTTCATCATATGATAATAAATGTATGTCAAACTTGTTAAAAGTAATTTGACGATCTTCTCCATATAAATAATCAAGTCTTTCCATCATGTTTGTTTTCTTTTTAGACTTTTCATATGTGGCTTCTTTATTAACCTTGCCATGAGTATTCATTAATAATTTAAATTCTTGAATCTCTTTTTGTGATGTATCTGAATGATGACAATCTGGCGTTACTACAACTTTAACTTCAAACTCATCTGCAAGTTCAATCAAAGACTTATTTATTTCTGGGGTATTATGTGGCATTACTTCAATATAATAATCATTACCAAAGTTATTCTTAAACCATTTAATATGTTTCTTTGCAATAGCAAATTCATTTTCTTCTAACGCTTTTACAATTACACTACTTGGACATGCAGAGGTTACAATAATTCCTTCACGATATTTTTCAAGTATTTCAAAATCAAATCTTGGCTTTTTAAAAAATCCATCAGTCCATGAAAGTTCACTAATTTTATTTAAATTATCTAAACCAATCTGATTCTTTGCTAGAAGGATAATATGATTATAAACAAGGTCTTGTTGACCTTCTCGTTCAGACTTATCTCTTTTATCAGAAATGTCTGCACACATATATCCTTCTAGCCCAAGAATTGGCTTAATGCCTTTAGATTTTGCGGTACGATAAAACTCACGATGTCCTGAAAGTGTGCCGTGATCTGTTATTGCCAATGCTGGCATTTTAAGATCTACGGCACGACTTAAATATTCTTCTGGAGTTGCAATTCCATCGAATAAGGAATAATGAGTGTGTACGTGCAATCCTGCGTAGTTCATACTACCAATCTGTGTTGGTTGATGAAGTAGTTGATGGTGAGTCAAAGCCTAGATAAAAGGCTTCTTGCTCTGCATAAGGAACTTTGCGAAGTGCAAGTTCTAGTGGAAATGGCTCAATACCAGTCCAGTCAAATGGCTCTTTATCTGGTGCTGCTGGAATCATTGTGTAATTTGTCTCAGTACCCTGACCATTACGCTTCATCTTCCATACAACATTTGAAATACTGCCAGTTTCAAGTGCATACTCACGAATTGTATTGAATGATGATTGCTTGCTAATTCCCATAGACCAAATAGCCACATATGGTTTCTCAATTCCATCATCAACTAATACGTTACAGTAAAAGCGAAGACGGCCACGCCATCCAGCCTTTGGATCTTTACGGTGCATTTCTTCTGCCCAGTCACGACCCTCTGTATCCATAGTATCTACTGCTTTGCGCTTGTAATCTTTTGGATTTACGTGCTCTTTAACAACTAGAGATAGTCCACGAGATGGACTATAGTTTGCAGAGTCCTCGTCTAGTTCTTCAATAAATCGAATCTTTACTGATTGCCCGTCAGCAAGTTTAAGCCATCTTACCTTTGGTGAGTTTTCATCGTATTTTGGTTTGTCGAGCAGGGCGTTGATGTTTTTTAGTCCCTTTACTACGCTCATATTATTCTCCTTTGTTTGTTTGTTTATTTATTGTAGCATTGACAATATAGAATTGTCAAATTTACTTTGTAACATAAGTATATCAGAATCCTGCATATCTCCAATATCTTTATACTTGGTATCTAGTGTTATTATTGATACCCTTGACTTTAACTTGTCAATCATTTTTTTAGACATTGACTTTCCAGCCTCATCATTGTCTGCTATTAAATAAACCTCATTAAAATATTTTTCTAATAATTCTATTTGATTTTTTGAGATAGTTGCACCAAGAGTAGCCACTGCTGGCATTCCAACTTGATCCAATCTTATTGCATCAAACGATGACTCAACAACATAAACTTTATCATTTGTTTTTACTCTATGTAAATTAAATAATGTTTTACTTTTTGGCAGTCCTGGAGTATTCTTAAAATCTTTTCCTTCAAGACTTCTGCCAACAAAACCAATAACCATTCCTTCTGGAGAGTGAACTGGAATTGTAACCATATCCTGCTTTTCAGAATATCCTAAATTGAACTTACTAACTGATGACTTGTTTAAAAGTCTTCCCTCAAAATATCTCATTGCTCTTGGAGATTCAAGTGCCTGAGAATTTAATCTTTTAATAATAACTTCATCATACTGTACAAATGTTGGTGGGGTATATAGTTGTTTTGCTACTATTTGTGTAATATCAGATTCTTGCTCTTTGCTTTTTATATACCGCAAACTTTCAAAATATGATCTATTGCTCATTTTCATTACTAGTTCTTGCAATGTAGCGGTTTGCTGACATCCAAAACAAAAAAATAATCCACTTTCTTTTGACACTTCTCCAGCAGGGGTTCTGTTGTTATTGTGGTATGGACAAAAAATAATATAGTCAGAATCTACTTCTGATTGTATTGTGACTCCAGATCCGATGAGAACTCTTTTAACTTGATCTTCTGTGTATATATCGGCTTGTATCCGTCTGCTGCGATCATCCATTTTATATTCTTTTTCCCTACATAGATTCCGTATACCGTCAATTTAAACTCAAACCATTCTTTATTACTGTTATAGTATATCGTAAAATCTGGCTCTATGTCAATTCTTGGGACATATGCACACTCTCTCATTTGTATTAATAATATACTAAGATATTCTTGTTTTAATCTAAAAATGTCTGATTCATCTTTGATGTTGCCATCTAGTTTAAAACATTTTATAGGCTTATGATGAAGGGACACATTATATTATAAGGCCTTATCTTCATAATCCTTGTAGCGATAATATCCTTTATCAAAATCTACTTGAACTAAAAACTCTCCCATAAATCCGTTACGATTTTTTCTAAAAGCACACTCAATAATATCTGAGTTGGTTGCCCTTCCAAGTGCAATAACCCAGTCAGCATCATAGGCAATTTGTCTAGACCATGCTGTTTGGCCAAGAGTAGGAACGCTACTAAGGTCATTGACATCATCTGGGGTGGCAGAAGAAATAGCAATAATTGGAACCTCTTCTGAGATGGCCATAAGTTTAAGTTCACGAGACAAATTCTTCATTCTTACAGTTTCATTGTCTGATTTTTGATTTGGACTCATTAATTGTAAATAGTCAACAATAACAAAATCTGGACGGTATTGATCTATTTTTCCACGTAAAACTGACGGACTAATTTCTCCACCCTGATCATTTGAAATAATATGAAAAGGATTTCTACCAGCAATTCTATCTTTATGCCAAGTTTTAAATGTATCTGGCTCAACGTGACCCTGACTAATCTTCCTATGAGACCAAAGCCCTTCGCCCATAATTGTAAATACACGATTTCTAACTTCAGTCTCAGACATTTCAAGACTAATTACTAATGGGGTCTTTCCTTGTTTCCATGCCTGTACCGCAAAATATAAAGCAAGCCATGACTTACCAATGCCTGGATAGGCTAAAAACACTCCCAGTTGGCCTGGAGCGATACCACTTGGAAGGTAGTTATCAAATCCTGGCAAACCAGTTTTAATGCCTGTAATTCCAGCCTCTTCCATTTTACGCAAATGATCAAAGTATGCAGCAGCAGATTCAAAATCGGTAGCATCAATATCTCTAACAGATGATGTATTCTTTTTAAGTTCTGAGGTTTGGGTAATTAAAGAATCTAGAGCATTTACTGAATTACCGCTTTGGACTTCTCCTGCTGCAGATCTTAAAATTGTTTTAAGACTATCATTTAAATAGTCTCCCTGTAATTCTGAAAGATGATGCTTTGTTGCCCCAATATCTTCAACTACTTCAAAATCTCTAAACTTTTCAATTACTAAAGATACTGGAGGTACGGAACTATTTGCTTCAAAGTATTTTCTAATAAATGTCCAAACATCTAAGTGTGTTCTCAAAAGCCCATCAATATTTGCCTGTAGCAAAACATGAATCTGCTTATCTTTTAAAACTGCATTTAATACTTTTGATTCAACACTAGCCATTGAGCCACTCCTTTGCCATCAATCTTCTTTCTGCACGTTCATTATCGTCTTGATCTTTATCTTTTTTAGCCTTAATAATTTTTTCTGCTTGGTATGCAAAAGTATTCCAAGATGGATTTTCAGTAACCTTAAAATAATATTCTAAAATATCATAGCACTCATGAATTCCATATGACTCAATAAGAGCATCTGCTGCCCATTGTTCAACATTTAAATTCATTGACGGCTTTACTTCATATCTTTCTTTATGGTATTTACTATACCTTGAAAGCAAAGCCATACGGTCTTTGCGATCTGCCATTATTCAGAAATTTCTGCTTTTGCTTCGTTAATTTTATCAGTTAGTTTATCTTCAACAAACTTATAAACACGTTCCATTGCTTCATTTGTTGTTTCGCCATTCTTCTTTGAATCAACAACTCCAAGATCAAGTCTTAGTGATTGAAAATTTCCAAGATTAAGTGTGTAGCCTAAAGTTACAGAAACCTTAGTATTATCGTTTTCCATTTTACATCCATTCAGTAGTTAGATGGATTCAGACCAGATTGGAATGAAACGCCCATCTTCAGTTCTCGTATAAGTAAGTATACCATCACCCATTCTTCTAGTCAACTCTTGTTTTGTAGGTGTCATATTGTTTGTTATAAGACCATCTTTTCTTGGTTGACCGATATGAATTGATGCCAATATGTCCCTTATTTCCTTTATGTGACTTTCTGAGTAATAACATCTTATTTGCCAACCACGCTTTCCATCTATACTAGATCCTATTGGTGGTGGAATTATTCCACGTTTAATAAGAGTCGGAATATATTTTTTATGTCTATTAATAAGTATAGCAGTTTCACCAATAGTATATGCTTTTTCTCTTTTCTTTTTAAATTCCGCAATAAAACAAGTTTCAATTCTATCTTTATTTATATTATAAAGCGCAACAATTCCGTCAGATCTATTTTTATGATGTACCTTAACTAAATCATTATTCAAAAACCAAATAGTTTTATTGCCTGAAACTATAGGTGACTGATTGTAGTTTTGGCTCTCAATATTTCCTGTTGTAGAATCCATGATCCCTCTTTGCTGCTGTCTGGTGGATGATAAAATTTTCTTTTACCACAAACTATACAATATACTTCTAAATGCTCCTTTGTACTATATTGCCTATCAACTAAAACTTTGCCATTACACTTTAAACATTTCACTAAAAAGGTATTCCCATAGCAAAAACATTTAAATCAATTGTTGCTTCTCCTGCCACAGAAAAAGTTATTGCAAAAAGAGCATTATCTTTTGATACTTTTGTAAGAACAACAGAAACACTTCTTCCTGCTTCTGTATTTCCAGCATTAAATGGAGTGGCAACTACTATTGGTGTTGATTTAAAATTAGGTGAAAATGTAACTGACACTGGGTAAGGTTTATTTGCTTCAACTTTTTGTGGAGTAATTGCTGCTATAGTAATACCAAATGCTGACGATCTATTCATTTTTGTAGTATTTGAAGTGGCATCTTTTTGAACAATTTTAAGCAAATCTAAAGTAGTAGACCCAACTTGGTCTTGAAGTTCATTTAAAGCCTGAACGATATCATACATATACGAAACGTCTAGCGGTTGCCCTCTTTGTGGCACGATTAATTTTCCCATTATTCCTCCATTATATCATTTAACTTATGGTATTGCTGTTACAGCAGACTCAAAAAGAGTTAAAGCAACAGTTCTTGTTTTTGAAATTCCTTCTGGCTGAATTGCTACTCGTACATTTATTGTTCCAGTATTTGGAAAAGTATATACATTTCCAGTTGCTGTTCCATGATATGAATAAGACGCTGCATTATCAAATTTAACAAAAACATCATACTTTGGTCTTGGCTTAGTATCTGTCCAAGAAACAGAAAAAAATCCAGCAGGTGCTGCCGTAACTCCAACTTTATTTATAGTTCCAGAAATTGACACTATAGGATAAGAAGGAACAAGGTAAACTGATGACCATTCAGAAGACCTGTTTCTATCATCAGAAATTATTCTATATCTTAACACATGCTGATTTAATGTATTGATTGGTGGTAAATCTTTATTTAATATTTTTATTTTTTTAATATTTGCATCTACCATTAGGAAATATCTCCAATAGTTCCAACATCTAGTGCCATTCTAAATTCAACATAATTATTTGTGTTTGGAGATTTAGCAATTGTTTGCCCGTTTGTATTTTTAACAACAGTATATCCAACCAATCCATATAATGGATTTTGTGTACTTACATTATCAAATCTAATTGCATCAAAAGCAATATAGTGTGTGTTTACTACTGCGTTTGAAGTTACAACACAAGAATATATTTTTAAAGAATTTACATATTGCCATGAAAATCCTGTTTCTTGTGTAAAATCTGATAATGTTTTTTCTTTTACAATATAACGATTAGTATTAAAATTAATTCCTACATCTCCATCAGTAACGGTAATCAAAGATCGTGCGTACTTATTATTATTATCAATAAACTCTAAAATAATTTTTAAACTATCTGGATTAGTATAACTAGTAGCATTTTTATTTACAAGTGAAAAAGCAATTTTAATTTTATCTGATAGTGAATTTTGAACTAAATTAATATTAAGTCCAGTTTTAATAATGTGGTTTATTCCAGATAGGTTGGACGTTACATCTGTAATGTCTTTAATTGAACTATAATTACCTAAAGTAAAAAGCATATTATTTAAGTATCGACATCTTTCATTTTTAGTATTTCTATTTGTTTTAAAGAAAATATTATTATCTGCATTTGCTTGAAAAACACTAGGAAGTAGGGTGGAAACACCATTTATATTAAAGTCTGCCGTACTTGTATTAATAATATTATTATCTAATGGATGATCAAGCGGTTCAATGATTGTTGGAACAGTCTTTAATGTTGTGTCTAAATATTGCCATTGCTCTTCTTCTGTAAATGCTATCAAGGTTCGACTATCAAATCCAGAAGCAGATGGGTTTCCTCCAGCAGGGAAT